AACATCTATCAAACCCAATTCCTCGACTTCAAGGCGTCGGGTCTAGGAGATTACCTCCGTGGATGTATTTCCATGCTTCAATTTCTACGAACTCTCAAACGACATACTGGAAGAGATGTAGCCTTCGATATGGATTTGCGCAACCATCCAATGAGCAAGTATTTAGTGTGCGACACAACACTCGAACAACCTCCAAACTATGGAGTCATTGGAAACTTCCATGTGGATTCATTGATCGTCCAATACGACGAGGACGACATTGCCTATCAACACATTGTCCGTGAAGTGGTTCGCTATTTCAACAAGATTCAGCAACCTACCTTCTTCACTCACTGCTGTAAGGAGAACATCTACACCGAGGTACTCGACTCCGAGAAAACCTTGATTCGTTCAAAGCTCCAACCCACCGCAGAACTTGAAACCTACATTGCAAGTTCATTGACTCAACTTGGAGTTTCGGGTGCTTACTCGGTTCTCCATGTTCGATTGGACGATGCAGTGTGCTTCCCTCACGCAGTCGGTTCAAGTCAAGCCACCTTGAACGAGCAGCTGATGACGGATTTAGTCGCGTCTGTCCGTTCCAAGGTTGACGCAGACAAGACCTATATACTGATCTCCACCAATACAGCCGTTAAGGATGCACTCACAGGTGGAAACATTCATTCCATTCCCACAGCCGTCTGCCACATCGGACAGAACCAAACACCCACGGACGAACAGCTTCGTGATACCTTATTGGATTTCTTCTTGATGTCTCGTGCTTCCGAGGTTTTAGGATTCAGTACCTATCAACGCACTGGTTTCAGCTCGGAGTGCTGTTCGATTTTCAATGTTCCATACACATTCACATGGGTCGAGGACAAGGAAGAGACTGAACGAAGGGCTAAGATTGAAGCAGAGTTCAGAGCAAGGATGGGTATTTCCGTTTAAACTCCCTACATAAGTCGTATAAGGGTCCACCCGTTTGTTTAAGAAGTGGTTCTCGGCATTGTGCACCTATGGAAATACATAGATACACAAGGACGAATCGTAACATTGTTCACTTGTTAGAAAACGGATTTTAAAGGTCCAGTGTTGTAGGATTCCCCCCCCCAAATTATATCATGGACGATTGTTCAATTTGTTACGATTCCATTACTGCCTCAACAGGCCATTGCACCTTAGGGTGCGCACATACCTTTCATCTTGCCTGCTTAAGCAGGTGGGCTCAAAACACTGCATCGTGTCCATTATGCCGCAAAGAACTCGGAGACACTGAAGTTCTACCTAAAGCTCCAATCATTCCAATGAGACAGAATACAGACACAGGACACGCAAGTCAATACCAACCCTACATCGTTCAAATCGATGCTCGTTCAGGCCAGCGTTTGAGAATCTTTCATGGCGAAAGCTCACCACGCATTCACATTGGAAACGGCATTTCAGTCATGGAAAGCGATGTAGATGAAGTGATGAGCTTTGCACGCGTGACTCGTAGTTCCGCCATATTGGCTCTTCGTGAGAACGAAGGAAATGTATCTGAAGCCCTCTACGACTTAGACCACGCATCCTCAGTGGAGGACGATGAACCTGAGCCTCCTCCACGAAATTTGTTGGAACCGACCGACGACATGTTTACTGCATGGGCGTTGGAACGGCTGTTCACCAAAGGCACAATCATCATCCGAAACTACCATCGATTCGGAAGTATGAAAGACATTGAGGAACGACAAGAAGTCATGACCTTTCGCCATGGATTCTGGGTTCATCCCGAGTACAACGACATCGTCACAAGCAGGAGGTCGAGGTCGTTCTAAAAACGGATATCACTTACACAAAACCATTCTTTTTTATCAAACAATGCCTCGGAAAAAGCAAGAAGTCAAGACAACCATAGTCTATACAACAATAAAGGAAGTTCGTAAAGAGTATACTCCTAAAGTAGTTAAACCAAGCCAATCTGGAGCCTGTTATCGTTGTGGAAGAACAAGTCATTATGCAAGTGATTGTTATGCAAGAACCGATACAGACGGAAATGATTTGGACTAAAAACGGATTCCAACCCACCTTGAACCCTTTTTCCATGGCTCACCTCTTACAGAAATACCTTGCAGACAACTGCGCAGGCACCGTTCAAAACAACCACTACACCTACTGGGTTCCGTACTCAATCTTCAATGAACTCCCTATCAAGCGATGGAAACACAATCGACCACCGGACACACAGCGTATTGCTGAAATCCGTGCATTCATGGACCAGTCCAAACGCATGGACGGTATACTCTACCTTGCCTGCATTAACAAAGAACTGGTATGCTACGAATCCAATCATCGTCGTGAGGCGTTAGTTGGGCTTGAAGGCATGCATCCCATTCTCGTCGACATTCTATGGGACGCGACCGACGAGAGTGTGAAAGCCGAGTTCCTTCGACTGAATAAAGCTGTATCTGTACCTGAACTCTATGTTTCGGAAGAGACTGGGATTGACACAGGTGACCTGATTGAAATGCGGAACGCCTTCTGTGCAAAGTTCAAACTCGCCAAAGTCAGTACAGGACGACCCAACGCACCGAACTTCAACTCGGATATGATTCTCGACGAATTTCATCGTCTAATGAAAGAGACTAAGTTAACACCCAACGACTTATGGGATAAACTCATACACCTCAATCAACAGATGTCGACTCGTGACCGCGCAAAGCTAACACCCAAAGTGATTGAGAAATGTGAACGGTCTGGACTCTGGTTGTTCGCATGGAGCCGTCGACTTAACGCGAGCGAGTTAATTTAGAGTTACGAGTGGTTCGACTCTTCTTTCGATTGACGCGGTAAGTCGTACGCTTCTTAGACTTTTTGACCTTACGAGTCTTACGACCACCTAATGTTCCTTCAGGAACTAAATGAGCTTTATACCACTTTACATCTACAATCTTTTTACGAGTAGTTGGGTCTATGAACTTTGATGGTCCTTGACCCCACAAACTTCTCAATGTATCCGGAAAGTAATAACTTTTTCTTGCAATCGTTCCTCCTTCACCTACAATCTGTCCTACAACTGAACCTTCTTCAATATCATCATATGCAATTACATCACCTGACCCAGCTTCAATGTCTTTTGAAGGAGGAGATGCTGGAGGTGTAAGAAACTCTGGGAGCTCTTCATCTTCATCTTCTTCTTCATCGTCGGCATTATCTTCTTCTTCAGGCGCAGTATAGATAGTTGCAACTACTCCTGTTTCTGCATCTACAGAACGAATCGCAGTATCTGCATCTTCACCTTCTAGTACATAGAGAACCATATCACGAGGATGGCACGCTAAATAGATTGGATAGTAAAAAGATGCTTCAACATCAAAACCATCCCTTCTCGTTCCATTTCCATTACCTGCTACTGTAGTCACTATACCTTCAGGTGTGACCCTACGAATACGGTGATTGTCAAAATCAGCAACATAGATATTTCCATCTAAACCGATTACAAGTCCCCAAGGTTGATTAAAACGCGCTTGTTCTCCAGTTGCGTCTACCATTCCAGGTTGTTGCTCATTTCCTGCAAAGACCGTAGCTTTATCATCAACTCCAAGTTTTGCTCTGTAGATACAGTGTTTTGAAGGTGAAGTTGAATATAGAAGTCCAGAGTCATCCACTGCAATTGAGTATACAAAGTAATTAAGTAGATGGCGAAATACAGTCACTTCTCCTGTACTTGTAATTTTAATCACATGACTACCACCAGGATCACGATCTGCTACATAAACAGTTCCAGTTGAATCAATTGTAAAACATAACATACTATCAAAAGGTGCTTTAAATCCACGTCCTTCAGTTGCACTCGCAAATGTAGTTACGTTTCCTTGAGCATCCACTTTACGAATCGCATTATTTCCTCGGTCAAGTACATACAGGGTTCCACGATAGGATACAACATCTATAGGTTTATTAAATATAGCCTGATTTCCAGTCCCATCTTGAAAACCACGATCTGTTTGACCTGCAAGTACCCGGACACTTGAATCTGTACCAAGCTTCAAGATAGCGTGATTAAACTCTGGAACATCCAGAGCACGATAAGAATCAAAATTAGATATGTAGATGTTTTGAAGATCCACTGCGATCGGATTCGCGTTCCTAATCTCGACCATTATAAACTGTAGTCAAAAAAACTTGAGAAGAAGTGAAAACGGAAGCCCGTTCCCCTATCCTTCCTTTTTCCATACACCATGAACTCCATTGACGCTGAACTCGCAACACTACACGCTCGCATCGCAGAACTCGAACAGCAGAAGCGCAATGCTCCCGCCGCCAAAGAGAACGAACGATGGACGAATGAAGACGACAGAACCTTGATCATCATGCTACGGTTCAAGGCCGCTTCGTTTCTCGACGTTGCAGCTGCACTCAAACGCTCGGAAAGCGCCATCCTCTGGCGTGTTGAGAAACTCATTACCTATCACGTACATGAAGATGGACCGTATGTGGATGAAGTCTGCCAATGGTTGATGCCGCACATTCCACTCGAAACCTGGTTGAGGGAACGTGCCAAACTTCTCTAAAAAACGGAACTCAACCCATCGAGTGTCTGAACGGTATACAATGCCTCGCTTCATCCGCATCCACCAACAAGTCTTCCACATTCCTTCCCTCGCCAATGTGAGTATGGGAACCTCCTGGACTGGACAGCCTATCTTGACCTTCTACTATCACAACCAACACAATCACACGATTTGGTATCCCTGGGGCAAATGGGACGAGTGTGAACAAGACATGATTCAAGTCAAGACCGCCATGATGGAAGTCGAACGCGTCTTGACGAACGTGTTTCTGACCGAGCCCAAACCGACCGAAGTGATCTTGAAAACGGAAAGTCTCAGCGTAGATACAGGAGCCGTAGAATGATAGTCCACAGAGTATTCGATATCAGTATAGTCAGTTTCTTAGTTGTAACCTTTATTATCATCTTGTGCGTTGTCTAATGGAACCTTGTAAACATTGCCTAGCGCTTATCTACGATGTGCTCCAACACCCTTACTCTGCAGAAGCATTTGGTGCACCCTTTATTCGTCAACGGCGAATCGAACACCTTCTTCCTGAACTCGCGGTTGAAGTCCATCGCATGATTCACGAACGCGTTCGCTCCCCTAAATCCAACTCGATTCCAGTGTTGATGTGCTACGAAGCAGGACTCGCACCTCATATGCTATGCCAGTACTGGTTCTTTGAAAAGCTTCAAGCTCTTCGCAATCTCCATGCGATTCATCGGGAACACTCCAAGTAAAAACGGATTTATTTTTTCGTATGTATCCAGACCTCCTCCCCCTCAAAATGCAGCTCCCTCAACGACATGGAAAGAAATGGTACGAAGGTGAATCCCACTACATCCTACTACGAGTTAAACAAGGAATACCCCCCTCTAAAATAGCCAAGGAAGTGAGTCGAACTACAAACGGCATTACTGCACAATTGAAGCGAATTGGATACAACTCGGTTCAAAAGGGCATGAAGATTGAAGACGCATCCAAACTGACAGGTATACCTGTGGATAGACTGACCTACTACATACAATGTAAAGACTGTACACTCCTAGACCTTATCCAAGAAGTTACAAGTCTTCGTTCGAGAATCGAAACACTTGAACGAAGGAAAAGACCGGCTGGAAGTGGACTTGCTGCGATTCGTGCTGGAGATGAGTACTTAAACTGACCTAGTTGACTCACCGCAATTCGTCTGATTAAACGCTCGGAGTAAAAACGGATGTTTGAAGTATAGGATCATTATTTTCATATACCGAAGATGCCGCTTACTATGATATTCGATACTGAGACAACTGGCCTACCTATCCGTCCCCCTAAGTATAACACATACCACCCTCCAGAAGATACAAAGAAATACGATGGTTCACGAGTTGTTGATTGTGCTTATATCATAGCAGACGACACTACTGGCGAAGTAATCAAAGAAGTCCAAGCCATCATCAAACCAAATGGCGAATATACAACCGACGCTACTATGAACTATCATGGAATCTCCACGTTGAAAGCTGAAACAGATGGACGCGATCGTAAAGAGGTATTAGATACTCTATCTAAAGACCTGGTGGATGTAGAGAAGATTGTAGGCCACAATGTGAACTTTGATTATCATATTCTAGCCAGCGAACTCATTCGTTCTGGATACTCGAATCTCCTAGCCTCGAAGAAGCGCGTTTGCACTATGGAGATGGGACAAACATTTATGCGAATAACTAAGAGTCCTAGACTTGGCGAACTATATCAACACCTCTTTAAGAAGCCCATGGAAGCTGCACATTCTGCGAAAGGTGATACAAAAGCCACATTAGAGTGTTATTACAAAATGGTAAAGGATACTGCTCGAGATGTACAACGTCATTCACCTGCCACACATGTACAGGTTGTACAACCGACACATATCAATGTTCCAGTGATTCGTGAGGCTAACTGGACATTCGCATCTCATAGAGCGGCACTACCTGAAGTCTACGCACCCCGGCAGTCAGGTCCTGTGAACATGAACACACTTTTCAGCTAATCACAGATCTTTATACACTTCGAATAAACTCCCAGTTCAGGTAGTCATTTTTAAACGCGACGAGTTTTACGACCACCCTTTTTGAGTTCTCTTAGTGCACGTATACCAGTTCCAACAGGGGCAGTAATACCTATAACTCTCATTAGATTTTGAACAAATCCACTCAAATCTGGAACATAGTTAAAGTTGCGTTTGTTATAACGATCAATTCCAGTAGCATCTATAACTATTTTACCATCAGAAGTAGAACCAAGTATAGTTATTGTTTTTGGGGTCTCAATCGGTCCTGTTATTTCTATATTTCCATTCTTAATATAGTTGAATGTAGTTTTAGGATCTTGTACACCTCCTGTATCAGAAACTTTTAGAAAGTCTCCAACTACTTCATACGTTGTTGTTGACATATTCATTTATTATACACTGCGACGAGTTTTACGCGCCTTCTTGGATAGTGATTTACGAGCCTTTTTGCTTCGTGACTTACGACCACCCTTTTTGAGTCCTCTTACTCCATGTATACCAGTTCCAACTGGATATAGAATGTCCCTCATTTCTTTCCAAACCTCTGGCTTCAATCCTATATGTTCACGCAGTAGTCCTTCTTCTGGGCTACCCAGTTGTTTCCATTTTTCGAAAGCTTTGGGTCCTTGATTCTTGAGGTCTGTCACAGGACCATCCCACTTGTAACCTTTCTCTTCATTCATCTTTTTCAACGAAGCATCCATTGCAAATGCTCGTCTGATATCGTCCTTGGGCATAAATTTGGTGTCTCCCACCTCAATAGTTGGAAGTTTATGTACAGACATTTATTTATACACTTCGAATAAACTCCCAGTTCAGGTAGTCGCAGATCTTCTTCCAGATTTGGTCGTGGGCGATCAATCGGTCTCGTGATTTCAACAATGGAAAGAACACCTTGTATTCGTCCAACTCCAACAGCTCAAAGAACTTGTAGAGGATGTACGAGTAGCTCAAGAAGTTCGTGCGGTCGTTCGGGCAGTACAGCAGAAAAGGAGCCTGAATATCTTGAAACATGGCTCGTATTTTCTCTTCAATTTCGGGGGTAATGGTGGGAGGTGGATTCCCATTGAGGCGAGAGAGGATGTGGGCCCTGTGCTCATAATACTTAGAACGATTGAGTTTCTTCAAAATGTGGCGTATATCCTCTTCCGTCAAATCTGCAATGTTGTGGATTCGACGCTTGCGGAGTTCCATGATGACCTCGTTCATCACATCTTCGGGAATGATGGTCGATTCCTTCGCTTGAAACTGGTTCAAGATTTCATTGAGATGGTTAATCTTCTTGTATGCATAGTTATTGCGTTCCTTCGGTGGGTCACGGAAACTCGGAAAGTCTGAGACAACCAACGCATACTCTTCGGAGCCACATCGAGGACAGACCAAAATACCTTCGGATGAGATTTCCTCGCGTGCGACATTACACTGGACGCAATGCTCCGTCAATAACTGAACGACCTCTGGACCACTCGACAACTTCATGCGTTGGACGTACTCATCAAACATCTGTTTGCGAGACAGACCATTCTCGGAGGGAACGGATGCACTGAAAAATTTGAGGAAGGTATTGGCGTCTTTGGACTGCAAGATAGGCGCATTGACCGAGGTATCTTGTTTCTTGTAATACTCGTCTAGCAAGTCCATGTTTTTCAAGTAATACTCTTCCACGGGTTGTGCGTGTTCCAACTCGTCTTGAATTTCACGAATGCGGTCTTGTAGATGATTTGCCTTCACAATGTCGTTAATATCATTCGTAGAACATAGGCGTGATATTTCCGTTTGTAAGCGGTCTAGCTCTTCCCGTAGGCTCTCCTGCTTGATTTTGGAGTCCTTGAGTGTTTGAACGATTCCCTGGTGTAAAGAATCGAGAGTACCGGTCGCGATAG